AAAACAGCCCACCAAGTATTAGGTCGAGCTGTTTTGATAGTAACGGATCGGGCCAGCGCCAGCATCGGCCAGTACACCGTCGTGGCGGGAGAAGGCGAGGAATCCGACCTGCAGGTAGTCGGCATAACGCTCTTCCAGGCGCAGGAGCTGGACGCCCAGCACGTCCCGGATGAAGTAGTTGGAGAAGTCGCCGAACAGGATGGACTTCGCATCTGCGGCCATCACTGGCATGTCGTTGTTCACGACATAGGGGTATCCCAAAATGGTGTTCGGCTCACGGACAGCAATTCCCGGAGCCCAGAGCGGGCGACCCTCGGAATCTTTCAGCTTCTTGATCGCCTTCAAGGTGGAGTCATGGAACATCCATTCAGCCATCCGACGGTAGGCCGGATCCACGGAATGCTCCAGATCCACCAGATCGTCGTAGGTGACGGAAGTCGTCTGACCGGTTGCACCCACCTTACCCTCAGATGCGCCAGTTACCACGCCTTGCGGTTCGCCCGAACCCGTACCGACGGTGAAATGCTGGTTGGTGATGCGACCAATCCGCTCGGCCAGCTTCTGACGGAGCCACGCCTCAATATCAAAGGCGGAGTCTTGCAGGAGCTGGTACGGGACACGGATGATCTTGGAGGTGTACATATACGCCCCCAAGTTCTTTTGCCCGAAGGTCGTATCTTGTTCCGCCACCTGGGTGTTCTCATCGACAATAGCACCCACGTTCCCGGTGTCGTCAGCGGTCGGGATCGGGAGGTTGTTCCCGCTGGAGGTCCGGATGATGGTCGTCCGGGCCTGACGCATCCCACCGTACCACTTCATATTGTCAATCAGTTGGTTGTAGAAGCCCTCCGGCACGGTGTATCCACCGGATGCACCCGTCACGGCGGACAGCGCACGGGCCTCCACAAAGTTCTGAGCCAGCAGGTTGCGCTGTTCCGGTTTCAGACCGGACACACCATAGCGCAGGTAGGTGCTGAACGCTTCCCGATACTCTTCATCAGACGGCTTGTCCCTCTGCTCAACAGCCGGACGGATCGGCTCCTCGGCGGATTCCTCCTCTTTTTTGCGCTCATAGAGCCGTTCTTCGCGCTCGATCCGCTTGTCCAGTTGGTCGATCTCTTCCATCAGACGGTCAAACTTCTGCTCATCTTCGCCGGCCCAGCGCGCCTCGTTGTCATATTTGTTCAGGATTTCCTTGGCTTCATGCCATAGGTTGGCGCGTTTCCGGCGCAGTTCCAGAATATCTCGCATCTTCTTCATACCTCCCTATGAATTTCCTTTTCAAAAGCTCCATTTTGCGTCGAAGCGTCGCCATGTTCCGCACCTGCGGAGACTGGTCTGCTTCGGATGCCAAGGAAGGCACCTGCTCATCCTTGGCATGTCGTTCGGAAGACTCCTCCTCCCACGGGGGAGTCTCGTCCATCTTGCGGTAATAAGCCGCAATCCGCCGCTTCACGGCGTCCACATCCTCCGATGGGATGGACACACCGCCGCGAGCGCCTTGGATGGCGGCGGCAGCGGCAAAGATCGCCCGGGGAATGGCCATCAGACGACCATCAATGACATCCGCAAAGGGCAGTTTATATGAACCAAAGTTTTCGGGGTTGCTTTCGTCATACCAAAAAAACGCTTGTCGGTACTTCGACCAGTTGATCGACTCTTTGTCCGGCCCGCCAGCCCACTGTCGGACGCGGGACACTGCCGCATCGGCATCCCATTCCCGGTCGCGGCTGGCCAGCGGAAGGTCGGTCGATCCGGACGCCGCCCGGGTTTCGCCCGGGAGATGGCGATCCAGGAAGTCCCGCCAAGATCGGATGGCCGTCCGGTCCTGGTCCGTAAGCGGCAGGCCGTGGCGCAACCGGATCATCAGGCGGTTAAACTCCGCTGTATCCATCGCCCCGTCAGGGTCCCAAGAGCGAGCCTGAACCGTCGTTTGCGGATAGGCCGGGTAGGTGACGATGGAGACATCAAACAGCTCCACTTCCTTGAGCGTCCGGATGTTCTCCTTGCCCTGCGTCTCCCATTCGTCTGCCACCGTCCGGAATCCAAAGGACATTTGATCTATATCGCCCCGCTTCATGGAGGTAATGAGATCCTTTGCCCATTGGGTATCCGGCGGGGTAATCTCGATCCTCAACCCCCGTTCATCCTCTTGTAGGCTGAGTGTGCCGCTTTTGTTGCGACCGAGGACAAAATTGGGGTCATGGTTCCAGAGAGCACGGACATCGGCTGTTTGGAGCGTCTTGCTGAATGCCCCCGGCGCGATCTTTTCCCGGAAGCCACCCAAGTCCTTGGAAAGCTCGTTGAAGACGGCGGCGTAACCGGTGATCTTCGGTGTGGTATCCTCATCCACCATCCGAATCTCCGTAAGCGGAAAGGCCCTGCGCTCAATTTTCATCGTCTCACCTCCTTAACCGGCTACAATTAGGCAGTCACATCCCTGGTGAATCGGCGGATGTTTGATGGTCCCCCGGATGTTCAGCGGGGTATCCGCCCCGTCCGGCTTGTAATCGCCTTCCGGGATGAAGGTGCTATCCAAGCCAACTACCTTGCCGTTCAGGCTCCGGCAATATGGACAGCTTTTGCCGACCGCGACCCACCGTTTAACCAGCACACCGCCCATACTGTACACGGCCAGTGCCACCGCGTTGTTGAACTGGTTGGTTTCCCGGGTGGCGACCTTCTCCGGTCGAGTCTCCTGCCACTCGGTCAGTCGCTGCTCGATGACGGCAAGCAGATCCTCTTCCACGTTTTCCCGGATCAAGGCAAGCAGTTGGTTCAGAGAAGCGCCAGCATACCGGGTAACAAAGTTGGTGATGTACGCCGCCACAAATTCTTCCAGCTCCGGCGTCATGCGGGGGTCGATCCCGATTTCCTCCGCTACTTCCATCACCAGCGCTTCCGCGTAGGCCATAAACACCGGGGTCAGGTTTTTCCGGACAAACTCCGGATGATCCCGATAAAACTCCTCCAGCCAATCGCTGAAGGAGCGAGCATCCCGCCGTTGAAGCAGCTTTTTCGCCTGCCGGCCAACATCCTGAACCTCCCGCTTGACCACACGGGCCATCGCATCCAGGAATAAGCGTTTGTGTGCCTGTGCAAGCTGTCGCCGGCGGTTGGCTGAGCGGATGGCACGTTCTTCCCGGTCCAGTGCGCGGCGTTCGGAGCGCATGGGAGCCGCTTCCGGCTCCGGCTTCTTCGCCTGATCCACCGGAATCATGTTGCCGTTGACCAGGTAAATCTGGCCTTGTCCGTCGGGGAGCGGGTTCATGTTCTCCAGCTCCCGGATGTCGTCGGCGCTCATCCAGCCGTTTTGCCGGGCGATCGCATAGGCTTCATACCGGCTTTTGATGTCGCCACGGAGGAGCCCGTCCACCACGAACTCAGCAAAAAAGCTCCTCCGCTCGCTTGGCAGGAAGAGCTTCCACTTTAACGCTTGTTCCCATCGGACCAGCCACGGTCGAATGGTGTGAACCACAAATTCGATGGACTGATGCTCGATGTTGGAGAAAGTGGCCCGCTCCAAATCCCCCACAAGATGCGGCGGGACGCGGAAGATCCGGCAGATTTCATTCAGCTGGAACCGCCGTGTCTCCAGAAATTGCGCGTCCTCCGGCGGGATGCCGATTTTCACAAAGTCCATCCCTTCCTCCAGAAGCATCACCCGATGGCTCCGGCCAAGGCCGGAATACGTTTCATTGATGCTGGCCCGGAGGTTTTTGGCGGCTGTTTCCGAGATTTTCCCGGGGTGTTTAATGACGCCACCCAAGTTCGTGCCGCTTCCGAAGAAGCGGGCGCCAAACTCTTCGGCGGCCAACCCCAACCCAATCGCCTGCCGGGCCGCTCCGATGGGAGAGATCCCTTGCAGGCCATCGAATCCGAGCCCCGGAATGTGCAACATCTGTTCCTCTCGGAGGAGTTTTTGTATTCCATCCGGCAGAGAAACCCGATACCAGAGCCGTTTTCGCTCGTCTCTCTCCACCTGGACGCAGTTGGGCGGAATCGGCCACAGCCCCCGGACGAACCCGTCCGGCCCCCACTCTATTTCAGCGTAGGCATTTCCCCACAGGAGGAGGTGAGCCTGCAACACTTCCCGGAACGTGAAAGAGGTCATCTCCGGGTTCGGCATGTCGTGGAGAATATCATACAAAGGGTGATCCGGCGCTCGCTGTTTCCCGCCGCTCGGGATCCGCTGATAGACGTGAAGCGGAAGCGAAGCCACCGTCTCCGCAATCACCCGAACACAAGCATAGACCGCCGAGTAGTTGATGGAGTTTTCTTCGTTGACGTTCACACCGGCATAGGTCGGCGGGCCACTGAAGATCCTCGCAAGATCGTTCCAAGTAAGGCCCGTTGATCGTTTCTCCAACCATCGGGACAGAAATGGGATCCTAATTGCTGTTCACCTCCTCTCAGAAGGTAATGATGCCGCGTTCCTCATACACGGAAGCCGTTTCGTGGCGCATGGCCCGATCCAAGGCCATCACGAGGGCCACGATGCCGTCGATTTTGCCTTGACTGCTGGCCTTATCCGGCTTCAAATTGCCAGCCGGGTCCATCTTCACTGCCAAGGAGTCGGCCATCCAGCGGAGAACCGGGTTCCCGCCGTGCTGGATTTTCCGCTTCAGGAGCCGCCGCTCGAACTCTTTCATGGGCGCGGCCATGCTTTTGAAACCCATTCCAAACGGCACAACCGTCAATCCCTCTTCAGCCAGCTCCATTGCAAGCTGGTAGCCTTGGAACAGACGGTCGATATTCAGGTCTATCAGGTTAAATTTCTGCGCATCTTGAAGGACTTGAGCCTTGATGAACTCGTAGTCGATCGCATCCCCCGGCGTTGTTTTCAGAAAGCCGAGGCGTTTCCACTTCTGATACTGGTCCTTGTACCGGTTGTTGTTGTCATGCAGCCGCGCCTCCGGGCACCAGAAGCGACAGAGGACTTGGATTCGCTCCGGATCGTCATCCTCTGGGAACACCATAACCCAGGCGGTGATGTCGGAGACGCTTGACAGGTCCAATCCGCCGTAGCATTTCCGGCCAACCAGCTTCTCTTCCACCACCATCCCGGCGTTTTCGTCCCACAAATCCAGGTTGATCCACCGTTCCGCCTGCTGAGTCCAGACGTTCAGGTGCTTGGTCAGGAAGTTGTTCAGGGCACTCGGCATTTCCTTCGCCTTGCGGGCCAAGCGCTCCATGTCGTCCTCTTTCTTGGAGACGCCCAGGTTTGGGTTCGCCTTCCGCCATGTCACCGGGCTGAACGGATCGTCGCCCTCGTCAATCGTCGCGATATATGTGAACACCGTGTCGTCCTGAACGGTCCCGTTCAGGATCTTGGTGCAGTATTCGTGCATCTCGTAGCAGAAAGATGTCTGATCAAAGCCCGCGGTCGTGATGGCCAACATCAGCGGTTGCCGACGAGCGGAAGTGGCTGTCTCCAACACATCCCAAACCGCCCGGGTC